AAAATGACCACTTTGTCTTGTACTAGTAAAGTATAATAAATGTGGATTCTTTTTTCTATACTCCTCGCAAATTTTTTCTATAGGAGTAATATTATCAATATCACCTAACCAAACAATTCCCATTTGGAATGTTTTGTAATCAAAGTTATCCATTACTGTGATATCTGTTCTGCCATCGAGAAATTGTAATGCTCTTTTAATTCTGGCACTTTTTGCATATGGACATACAGGATATCCATCATCTTTTAAGGGTTCAACTTGCTGTTCAGCAAACTGTAAAAATTTAGTCTGAAATTCGTCCAACGTCATAATATGGTTTATTTGCTTTCATGTAATTGATGTCTACGACATCATCAGTTTCACAAAGCTAACGCTTTGTTCACTGTTTATGCTTACGCTTCTTAATGTTAGTTAATTGTAATTTAAAGTAAACATTATGTCTTACTGCTATTTATGTGATTGTAAGATGGTTACTTGGCAAGATATTTTATTCACACTTAGCCTACTACGGGCCAAGTGTAAAATGAGTTCTTGGCATAGAACAGCACCCACAACACCATAGTAAACCTAGTTTAACACCTAGGAAGGGCGGTTATGCTGTACCCTTATTACATACTGCTTTATTAACGCAGAAACATCCGGAGCCATGGTATCGACTTTTGGACTATCCTCAAGTTACGAGCGTTCGTAGAGCTTGATCATTTTGATTTGTCAAATCAGTGTATTGACATTTGTAGGCACACCAGTATCTAGTCACGTGAATGCGTAACCTCAAGGTGAGTCGACCATCGCCGACCAAACGGAGCCTTGTTGCCTTTATTAGTTTTTGTTAGCCTGAGTGTGTTTTAAACTTGCCGGTAATTGCTTGACTTTATGTCGATGTGAGTTTTTATATTAGTAATTATCTGATGCTTTAATTATTTGCTTCAAATAAAGTTAAAACGCTAATTCTTGTTATAATAACAAAAAAGTTATACGTTGTCAACCTTTTTTCAAATGTTCTGTAAGAATTTTTGAACTTCCTACTCTTACATTTATTATTCCGTTGTAGTACTCATCTGTTTCAAGTACTCTACGGTCAAATTGTTCTTTTGCTTCCATATAACTTAGTACGCCTCTGCTAGGACAATAATGTAATATTTCTCTAGTAAAGTTTTCTGCACCAAATGTTAGTACATCTGCATTTAAATGATCTGAAGAACCCCAATAGTCTCTCCAGTCACTTTCTTTTGTGCCACGTCTTTTGTTTTTCTTTCCTTTAAGAGGTGGCTTTGTAGTTTTAAATTTTGCTAGTTTCTTACCAATATACTTTTTATTATTAGTAAGATTTGTAATTAGATAAACAAATCCTTCGCAGTCAGCAGGAAGCTCGTTTACAACTTCTTTGTTGTAAGTCCACGGGCATTTATCACTGCTCTTCTTTGATCCACTCATGTACTGCTTTCCTAATTAACTCTATTGTATCTATACCTAACTCTTGTTCGTTTATTGTTTCTGGTGCATGCAATAATACAATACTTGCATCTACTATTTCTAGTTCGGGTTGAAATTCTTCTTTGGCTATATGGTTATGCATCAATAACTTCTATTTCGGTATTAAATGTAGTGAAGCCATTTTCTTTAGTGACTTGCAACACACTTTGTACACGACCTACAAGTTCATCACGGTGTGAAATAAGTAAAATATTCTTTTCTCTGTCACGTTCCATTTTCTTTAATACGCCCAATGCACTTTCAACACCAATTGTGTCCATACCACTATCAACTAATTCATCTATACAAACAAAGTTAATAGGATGATTCATACTTTCAAATACATCACGGAAACTCCAACTTAGTCCAAGTATTAATCTATTACGTTCACCTCTTGACAAGTTATCAAAATCTAAGTCTTGTCCAAGTTGTGTAATTGTTACAGTTAAGTCACTTTGGAATTGTACTTCGTGTGGTAAGCCCAAACGTGTAATATAGTATTCTAATCTTTGATTTAAGAACTGTAAGTTTTGCTCAATAATCTTTTTACGAATAAAACTATCTTTGTTTGTAAGTAGTTTCAATAAAAAGTCTTGATGCTCTCTTAGTTCTTCTAATCTATTTACTTCTGCCCAATTTACTTCTTGTAGGCCAGTTTCTTTTAGACTGTCAATTTGTTCTATGTATGGATTAGTTTCTTCTTTAGCATTGCTTAACGCAGTTTGTAACTTATCCATTTTGCTTTGATGTTTGTATGCTTCTTGTAATGTGTTATACTCTGTGCGTGGTGCAGTACCTAACTCTCCTAAGTCTGCAATTGCAGTATTGTATTCTGTAATCAATTGATTATCATCGTCAATGTGTTTTTGACTTTCATCTACAAGTTCTGTTTTTTGTATTACAATTTTATCGTGTTGTTCGTCGTGTATTTCTTGTCCACACGCATAACATTTGTGTTCTAATGTTGAATCTAGATCAGTTTGTGCTTTAGTTAAACGTTTGTTCTCACGCTCAATGCTACTTGTTAGTCTGGCAATCTCAGCAGTTAATGTATCTATTTGATTCTTTTTTTCGTTAAATTTTGTAAATTCTTCGTGTGCTTGTATTTCAACATCAATGTCAATGTGTTCTAGTGCAGCCAGTTCGCTAGTGCTTTCTTGTATGCGTTCTTGTAATTGTGTAGTCCAAGTTTTTTGTCTACGCTCTAAATCTTTAATGCTATTGCCAATACGTTCGTTAGCATCTTCTATGCCTTTGATTCTAAATGTTTCTTCTGTAATTCTGTCTTTAGTACCTTTAAGTAATTCTTTTAGTATGTCTGCCTTCTCACTAAGTTTAGTAATACCCAACAACTGCTCAATCATTTCACGCTGATCATTTGCTCGCATACTTAAAAATGGATCAGTGTAAGTGTTTAATGCAACAATATGTTTAAACATTGTATGACTCATACCAAGTAGTTGTTCAATTACATGTTGACTTTGTCTACCTTCGCCTTGCATCTCATCTGTTATGCCTTCGTTGTTGTCTACATCGTTGATTAGATATTTAAATATATTAGGTTTACGTCCACGCTCAATTCTATATGGTGTACCATTTACTTCAAAGTCAACAGTAACCATCATATTTTTATTATTAGTTTTGTTAACTAGATTATCTTTTTTAATATTATAAAGTGCGGCACCATATAATGCATAACTGAGTGCGTTAACAATAGTAGTTTTACCTGTACCATTACGTGAGCCATCGCCACCCAAGTCCAAGTTGTTACCCAACACAAGTGTTAAGCCTGCGTTGTCAAAGTGAACTGCCTGTGTGACATTGCCCACACTCATAAAATTCTTTACGGTGATATTTTTAATTGTTAGCATGTTTAAGTTGTTAGTCCTGTATAAATGTCTACTAGTATTTGTTTCTTAATAGTATCGCTTTGTACTGATTCAAGCTGCGATAATACAATAGTGTCTACATTTTCTACTTGAATGTCTACACCTTTATTCCAGTCTTGTGTGTGTTCTTCTTTTTTACTTGGCATAAGATTAATCTCACGCAAGTCATATTGTTTAGCAAATGTTTCTTTAATAAAGTTTGCTTCTTCGTATGTAATACCAACATCCAAACTAACACGAGCATGTGTTTTATTACCCAAGTATTTGTCTGGATTATCAATTAGTTTACTTAATGTCAGTGTTCGATACTTTGGTGCATCTGGCCATGCCAAATATTCAATAGTACCATCCCAATCTAAAAATGTACAACCTCTGTCATCGTCCCATGCATCAGCATAGTTATGTGGGAAACAGTTTCCTGGGTAAATTACATTACCACGTTTTTGTCTTTTGTGAAAGTGTCCACTAAACACCATTTCGGGTTTTGCTAAGTCTTCTGCTTTTAATCCACCATGGTCTGGCATTTGTACAAGAGCATTCATATAAAATTGTGGTAACTCAAAGTGACCAAACATAAATTTACATTCAACTTCTTTTAGTTTCTTCCACTCGTCATCACATAGCCAAGGAATAAATGCAACACCATCTTCAATAAACATGTCTTTGTTTATCATACGCAATTTGGGAAAATCTTCAATCATTGATAAA